TGTGTATATTTTTAATCTGTTAGTTCCAGTTGCTTGCGTTGAATCAAATGCTACAACTATGTGATACCAAGAGTTTTTATCTTGATATTTTCTTGACGTAGTTAATACAATATTACCACCAATTTTTATTGACATTCTTCTATTACTATCGAAACGAATAAAATCACTATCACCAGCGTTAATGTACGCAGAAAAAATATGATCTTCATCATAAATATCAACAGATTTTAACCATGCACTAAACGTCCATTTTTTACCGTTACCGTTACCTGAAAATGTTTTATCTAAATATGTTGACATAATTAATCCTTATCCTGAAAACCTTAAACTATTAGCAAATCCCACAGATATTTCCATACTAAAAGCTCTTGCTGCTGTCTGACCTTGAGCATCAGTAGCTGTAATAGTAAAGTTATAAGTAGTAGTTGAAGTTGCACCTGATTCTGTTCCTGTTATTGTAGCAGAACCTGAACCAGAATTTAAAGACAATCCGCCAGGTAAAGCACCTGATGTAATTGCAAAAGAAGTAGCATCAGTGGCTGTAACTGTAATAGTTCCTACATTAGCTCCTGCACTAAAAGATCCTAAAGATCCTGCTGAAGTTACCCATGAAGGAACATCAGAAACTGTTAATACAGCTCCTGTTTGAACTGCATTACCATCTGGATTTTCAATATATAATTTATAAGTACCATCAACACTAATTGTAAATTTAGCTGTAATGCTAGTTGCTGAAGTAAAAGATACTTCATCCGCAACTATTTGTGCTCCTGTCGAAGAATGAATTGCTGTTACTAAAGGAACAGATACAAAATTTGTGCCAGCTATTGTAACTGTCGTTTGTGCATTAGTTATTACACTTGGAGTTACTGAAGAAAAAGTAGGTCTTACTTCTGTAACTAAAGTAATAGATCCTCCTAAAGCAACTGCTGAACCATTTATCGTAATTGCTCCTGAACCAGTTAATCTTGCATTAGCAACAGTGCCTGTAGTTACTTGTGAACCATTAAGATTTGTAATGTTTGCACCTGATGTTGCAGGTAGTGTTGTAGGTAAAGTTAAAGTAGCGTTTGCTACATTTAACGTGGTTCCTGCAGGCAATGTGATCGTGTCCCCATTTTCTCCAACTTGAAGAGCTGTACCTGACTGTGGTATGACCTTATCTACTTCAATCTGACTCATAATATAAACAAGTTACCTGTAATTGTTAATGATCCTGTAACTGTAACAGGACCAGCTAAAACACCAGAGTCCATAGTTTGAGTATCACTAATAGTAGCATTGTGTGTAGTTACATAAGATGTAGGATCCATGCTGGGAGATGGCGCCCTCTTTGCTGGATACGTACAAAAAACATCTTTAGTGCCTGCAGAAAAATCTACTTTATTATCACTATTTGAGCTCTCTAAAACTGTGTCCCTCGATAATGTATCAGGAGATGCATCAGTAACAGTGCCTATTCCTACTTCAAATTCCGTGCTACCTGACTGCATTGTAATACAGTAATATGTAGTATTAGTAGTCCCAATGGCACCAACAAAAGTTTGAAAACCAGTGCTTGCGCCTGCAAGATTTATAGTTCCCGTTCCTGTTGATGTCGTGGTTTCCTTAACACGATCATTGATAATCAATGCCATGTTAAACTCCTACGATAATCTTAATATAGCTGTACTTGTACCGGGTGCTGGAAACTGAATAGTAAACGTGCCATTGGTTGCTGTAAAATCAGAACCAAAGTTTAAAATACATACTGCATTGGTTGTGCCACTTCCACCATCTGTTGTAGTGTTATAGATCATAGCTCCTCTAGCTGTAAAGCTAGCAGAAGTCCATTGAGGATCTGTTCCAAAATCAACATAAGCTGTGGATGCTGATGAGCCTCCTGTTACAGATTGATTCTGTAAAGTTTCTCCACCTGCTGAATAAGCAGAACCTGATGTATTTGTTATTTCGTTACTTGTTGAGTATGCTGTGGTTGTCGCTCCTAAACTTGCACTTGAAGTAAACAATGCAATTTTGAAAGTATGACCACCATTAGCAAAATCATGTTTCCCTTCCAAAAGTTCTTTTTTGAAAGAATTACATACTGCCTGTGCTATTGCCATCTTTTATCTCCTATGGTTGTTGCGACTGCAAAGGAACACGAATAACACCATCTTGAAATTCATCCCTTCTTCGTCTACCTTGTTGTTCAATTTGCAAGCGTTCTAAAGCTTGTTGATAACTCTTATCGTATTGGGCAAGCAAATCATATGGACCTTTGAGAAACTTAAATGCTTCTACAAGACAGCCATATAATAAAACTTGTGGCGCATTCTGACTAACCCATGTTGTAGTGTTAGTTGTAGAAAGCCCGGTTTCATTACGATTCAAAGCTAACTCTATCTTATATGCTGAATTAGGTGTTGGAGCAAGGTATATTGTATTTTGATCCCACATAGCATAGTATTTAGGTTTTTCTTGCGAAGTCCTATTAGGCCAATACTCAGTCATATAACTAATATCTTTTTGTAATAAATAAGTTCTTACGTTTGCATCAGTTCCAGCAGTTGGGTAAATAGCTGCCGTTCTAACAAAAGCCGCTGTGCTAGGTGTTGCTCCAGGCAAAGTAACAAATTCATTACCTTGTGTAAGAGTAGTAAATTGATATGCTCTAAAACAATCTAAATCTATCTCTCTAAAAATTCTTAATTCAGCTTGCTCTATAATATCATTTACTATTGTTGTAGTTAAAACATTACTGTCTGTTTCTGTATAGCTTCTTATTTGATCTACTAATTCTGCATATGTTGTCATGATATTACCACCGTTGCTAGACCTAATTGAGTATTCATTACAGTTTCTTGATTAGCTTGAGAGCTACCGTTTAATGGCTGCATGGTTCTAACTTGTACAGTTTCCATAGCTCCTGGTGCAGGTATAGGATTAAATTGCTGTATTGTTTGTAAAACAGTTTGAAAACTATTCGCACCAATTGCAGGAGAAACTCCATTAGCACCACCATTTACCATAGCTTTAGATGTTGGATCATCATTAATATAAATTCCACCAAGTGGTATGGTTACACTTACTACTTGTGGTTTTGCGTAAGATAAAGATTGAGCATCTGTAGGATGATTAGTTGGATCTAATAAAGGAGATTTAGGTTCATATTCTGATTGATGAACCCAAGCACCTGTCCACTCTTGTACCATTTCATTATAGGGATAAGCTCGTCCATCTCTGTCTGAAATTCGTTTTGCAAATTTTCCTGAAGCATATCTTCCCATTAATATCCTCCTCCTACTATTCCAATTTTAGGAACAAAATGAGAGCTGACATTTTCTCTATTAGTATCTGCTGCTCTTTTAAATTCTTCTTCATATAAAACTTTTAACATTTGTGTTCTGTCTGGTGCATACTTTAAAGAAATATAATAAGCCAAACCTGCAGTTAAACATGGTAAAAAAGAAAAAGGGATTTCAGCGTTATTAGTATAATCACCTGAATCCTGCATTCTTAACATTGCATAATAAACAACTGTATACGCAACATCAGCTGCCGGATATAAATACAAAGTAGGATTTATAGTTTTCTCAAAATAATATTGAGTTGGTCTACCGCTCGATGTTTTAACTGTATAGTTTAAATAAGTTGATCTACCTATTGGAGAACAAGAATATTCATTATTGTCTGAATCACGAATAACCAAATCAGTTATCTCTACAATTTCAGATGCAGCGTTTGCACCTGCGCCATACAAAGCAGTACCAGATAAACTAGTTGTATTAGCTGCAAGAGCAGCCGTTTGTTTTTGTATCGTCCAAAGATTAAGTCCTCTGTTAGACCATTCAGCTAGCAAGAGGTTTAATGAACGACGTGCAGTCTTTAACTGATAACCAGTTCTATCCTGTAAACCACATCGTTCAAAAGCCTCTTCAACTATCTCATCGATGGAAAGATCAAAATTAGCTGTTGATGCGTAAGTAGGCATTAGCCTCTTTTCTTAGCTTTTTTCTTAGCTGTTTTCTTTTTACCTTTCATAGCTTTGCCACCTTTTTTCATGCCCATAGCCATTTCTTTTCTTGGTGAAACTTTGCCCCCCATAGCCATCATAGCCATAGGATTTTTTTTCATCATACCACCGCCACGTTTTTTAACGGCTCCACCTTTTGCCATTTTCTTTTTGCCAGCCATAACTTTTCCACCGCCAGCCATTTTCTTTTTACCCATCATGTTGACCTCCTAAGATCTTTTTATATTTTTTAGCTCGAGATACCACAACGTCTTGATAGTACTCGTTGGGCCACTCTTTATAGTAACCCATTCTGTGTAATTTATCAGAAGCTTCCTGTAATTGCGAGAACTTTTGTACTAACATCATAGAATATTTATACTCAGGATAATCCTCTGCCATTTCCTGTGCCTCTTCTGTAGGAAAAACAAGGAACTCTTGTTCTTCTACAGTGGCAGGATTAGAAGGATGAAAGCTCATGAAGTATATATCTTTTGAATTATACCACTCGTTGTACGCCTCAGTAGCAAGATGAAGCTCGTCGGGAGTGTAACTATAATATGGGTCACAAAATATTAGTATATCTTTTTTGGTAAAATCTAAATTTTTCAGACAATCATTTAATTCTTTTTTATAAGTGCTGTGTTTAGTTTTAACAGCCACCCAAACTTTATCATCGTGCCAAGCTTTTTTTGCATAAGGACAAGCAGGCACGCCACCTAAATGTACATTAGATACTTCTAAAAAATTTTTAGACCAAAGTCTAACGTCGTCAATTATCTCTTGCCTTGTCGGTTGTATTTTTTCCATGATTTTAAACTATGTTTATTTTTAGGTTTTGATCTACTAGAATTTCCTATACTTGTTCGTTTTTTAATTGGAGTAAAATATTCATTTCTTACTAACAACTTAGCCATAACTTACAAATAAGTTATTGCACCTACAATCCACAAAGCAGCAAAACATGTATATGCTATTGTTATGGGATCCATTAGTTTGTCATTTGAGACAAAGGATTATTAAGAGCTTTCTTAATTTGTTTGTCTATACTCTCTTGTAGTTCTTTCATTTTTTCATCTAATTTAATTTCTAAATCTTTCATATCATTTTCTATATCTTTAATAGTAACTTTTAATTCTGATGCATTTTCTCTTGAGTCTTCTTTTGTTTGTTGTTCTACATCATTAACTATTTTTTCAATTCGTCTTACATCTTGACGTAAATCATTTTTTAATTCATTTGCAACATCTGACACTAATCTTATTTCAGACATAATCATTTCCATTTCTTGCATTATCATATTTACTTCTGTTTGTATAATATCTGTTTTGCTGTTTAATTCTTCTTTTGTTAGATCTATTCTTTTGTCAAAGCCACTGAGATCTGGTGCTACATACTCTTGGATTTGTTGTTTCATTGTTAGATAATCTTTGTAAAATTCAAAGCCACCCCACAGTCCACCACCTAGTGTGGTCAAGGCTGTAAGGATAACGAATATACGTCCGCCCTTAAACTTAAGTCCCGCAAACTCAACTTCAGCCATTGCTATTCCGAATCCGTCTGCCATTGTTGCATAATCATTTCATCCATCATACCATCGCTACCGGCAAAAAGATACCATTGCGCCACATTATTATTTTCAATCATTGTGTCAGGTATCATGTAATCTGTAAAAAATCCTTGCCTATCATTTAATTGTTGTTGTGAGTCAAAAAAGGTTTTTGTATCACCTAATACCTGCATCACAATTAATGTTTTTAACTGATTTGTTGAATCATATCTACCTTTATCACCCATCTTTTTTACAATTTTTTTAGCTGCTTTTTCTTTTTTAGACTCAGGTTTTTTTACAGGCGCTTCGTCTTCACTTTTATCTTCCGCTTCTCCCAAATCTTCTGATTCACTTTCATTTGCCTCAGTCTCCGAAACGCTCTCTTCCGGTTCAGACTCCTCTTCCGTATTAGTTTCAGCTTCTGAAGAATCTTCTTCAGTAGGCTCATCCACGGATTCTGGCTCAGCTTTAGCTTCGGGTTGAGATTCTGGTTCTGGTTCTGGCTCATTAACTGGCTCCTCCATTTCAGGTTCTGACTCCATTGTATCTGGTTCTGGGGCAACTTCAATCTCTAATTCCATCTCCATTTCCATCTCAACTTCAATATTAGCTATCTCTACTTCAGGCATCTCTATGTCTGTTTCTGGAAGCTCCATCTCAAAACTTGGAATCTCCATTTCCATTTCTACAGTCTCGTAAGATACATCCATATCTGGCTCATCAAACTCTGGTTCAAAGAACATATCATCACCAGGTGATTCTGGCACGACAATATCATTATGATCAAAAATATTTTCTATAATATCTATAACTTCAGTCTCTGTACTACCTCCATAAGCTATCCACATTTCAACTGACGTAATTTGTTGAGTAACTATTGTACTAACAACATTATACAAAACATTAACTGTGACGTCATCGAACAAGGGCCCTATAGCAAGATTAATATCTCTACCGCCTACTTCTATAATTAAGGTTGTAATTGTACCACTAAAATCAAAACCGCCTTCATATTCTTGATAGCCACTTGTTACACCAGATTCTGATAATATATCAGTGCCACTGAATACACTCGTGTTACCATTTTTCCCTGTAATGTGCATGTAGATACGATCTTGTGAATCTCTCTTGTCTACTTTAATTGTGTAATTAGTACGGCCGCCATTCTCTATATCTAACTCTGATATATCTACAGTGTTAATAAACGTTGTACCCATACCTGATACACCCATTGTAGATGTTGAATTACCTGATCCAGTAATTTGTGCACATTTATCTGAACCTAGTTCGTAACAACCATTGCCTGATGGCATGTTTGCAGGACCTTGTCCTCCCCAGTCTGTATCCATATCGCCTTCATATCTAGGTATGACGTAGCCCTCACTGCCATCCAATATGTTACCAGAATCTTCATTGGTAACTGTTGTTGTCGTGGTAGTAGTGGTTGTTTCTGTTGTGACGGTATGACCGTCTGCCTCGTATTCTATTGATTCTGTTTCTGTGATTACGATTGTTTCTTCTACGCCAGGTGTACAAACTCCTGTCGCTGTGACAGGACACTCAGCTCTAAGGGAAGAAGGCCACGATACCAGAATGCATA